TATCTTTTTTGCCTTAAGCTCATCAGCTATTATTAAACTCGTACCAGACCCAGTGGTAGGGTCAAGTACTGTAGACGAATCGTCTACAAACATTTCAAAGAAGTGGCGTAAAACTTGTATGGGCTTCTGGCTTCGATGAATACGAGTAGATGCTTCGCGAGATGATTCTATCGAAAGTGCGCGAGGCACTACGATTTTTCTATCGCCAAATGTTACAAGCATAGCTGTTTCGTAAGTACGTCGTCCGTAACGTTGGGGGTCTGGAACTATCCCGTCATTAGTTCCGCAATGCCACACCATTAAAAATGGTTGAACTGTGCCGCCAATGCTGGTAAAAAAGTCCTCGGTTTCCCTGCGTAAGTTTTGAGAAAACCAAAACATTATATGTGCTTGTGGTGCGATTATGTGAAGGTTGTCTCGAATGGTGTTTAAAAGTTTCCAATATACATCTACGGAATCATCATATTCACCTAAAATCGCATTGCCAACAGTGCCTGTGTATTCTCCTGTGTTAAAATTGATTCCATAAGGAAAGTCACAGTGAATAAAGTTAAAAGGCGTACCAGTATACGCTGGTGCCCAGGTAGTAAAATCACGGTTGAAAAGTACTTTATCGGAAAAGGAACTTTCTATTTCGTCAGGATATTCTATTGGCGTTTGTGTTTTGTTTTTGTAAACGTCAGTAAGCGGAGCCGGGCCGGGTTTGTTATACAAAGGCGTTTCAGCTTTTGGTCTTGGTGTTATCCCCCCAGAACTAAGGCTTACTTCTGGCCCGGTTTCGCGGCGGGAAGTGTAACGCTCTACAGTCTGCATCGCAGATCGTAAAGTAGGGGATGACTGAATTATTTCTTTTACTTCGGTGCTAGCTTCTTCGTCAGCGAACAGCCGCCAAATACGAAGGTTTTCTGTTACAGTTGCCCGATGAATCCCGATAAGGCTAGAAGTATGCACGGCTGTCCACTCTTTGTCTTGGGAACAGCCTTTAGCGTGTATATCGTATATGGCCTTGGCACGGTCTTGCCACGGCAGGTCTTGGCGCTGAGCATTTTCAATAAACTCATACATCGCCAAGTCAGTAGAGGTAAAGTTTGTGCCTAGTTGGGCCGGGATTTTAGTCCACTGACTCCAACTGTCTACTTGGCATGTACATACGGGGAAAAGTGCTTCACGCGCTTCCAAGGGATTGGTAAAGCCTGAGTAGTCCCCCTCTACTGCGCCAGCCAGGGCTTTTACAGCGGTTAATCGGCGTTCGCCAACGACAAGGTAATTTGTTTCCTTGTCTACCAAAATGGGACTGATCCACTGGGATCGACCGATAGCAACTGCAAGGGATAAAACGGAGTCAAAAGTTAAAATAGAACGCTGCCGGGCGGCACGGTCTATAATGATGTCTTTTGTCTCTATCTGGCGGATGATGTTGCTAAACATTTAGTGTTTACCCTTTTTGGTTTGGTGGGCCCTGTAGGATTTGAACCTACAACCTACGGATTATGAGTCCGCTGCTCTACCTTTGAGCTAAAGGCCCTAAAAGGGGAGGTTTTACCCTCCCCGTTAATTGTTACGCCTGGGTAATAGACTCAATCGTCAGGTTCGGCGGACGAGAAGGATCGTTGGGGTTTGCCTGATAACCAAAGCTTACCAGGAACTTCTTGCCAACGGTGTCTTCCATAATGGTGCCAAGCTCTTCGCCGTCGGGGTAGGACAGGCCCAGAACGTCGTGCACAAAGCCCTGCTCGGTGCCGTTGTTGTCACGCAGGTAAAAACGCCAAGCCATTTTATCCAGGATACCAACAGGATTCCCAGATTCATCACACTCAAGAAGCGGGAAGTTGATCTCGGAGATCGCAGCCATTTTGGTGTTGGTTTCGCGGTTGGTGTACGCGAACTGGAACTCCTTGCTGACCCAATCCCCGAAGGCATTCAACTGCGCCAGTTGCTCAGCTTGTAAATCTGGGTTACTGCTGTCATCTGCTTCAATGCAGCTAATGGGACGAATAGTAGGCACATAACTCATTCCATGCGTTCCGCTCTTTTTCCAGAAAAAACTTAACATTTCGTAACTAGTAATCACGACTACGTAAGTGCCAGCAGGAAACCGCTGCGGAGCCTTAAACGAGGAAGAATTAACCTTAAGCAAATCCTTGATATTCATAGTTTTACCATTAAAGTGAGATGTTTCGGAATGTTGACATTGGGTTAAAAGTATTTACGAAATTATGGTGTTGTTTTGTGTTGCTATTACCTCCTGCTTAACGCAAAGTATTGTACCAATCCCTTATCAAGTTCATATCGTTCTTCGCAGAGTCCAAAAAAAGGGGTTTTGGTTGTAACGCCTACTTTTGGAATTGTAAAGATATATCGTCTTTCTGCACCGCCTTTTCCCTCGCTGGCGGCTACTAGCAAATGGTTCATCTTCGATGGTAAAGAGACCCGCCCGGCTTTACCGATGGACATTGGAGCCATTACAATGTCCACTATGTCATTTACAGGGTTTCCTTTATCGTCTATTTGAGTGGTGGGTTTTTCGATTACTAAAGCATCTTGATGAGCGGTCACAATGGCATGGGTTGGAAGGTCTGCTGCCATATACATCAAGTTTTCTGCTAGGTGTTGTGGCCCTTGGAAGTCTCTCCACTCCAGGGTTTGGTTAAGCTTCCCTGAAAGTTCTTGGCAGTAATTTGTAATTGCTTTGACGGCATGGGTAAAGGAATCAACTACAAAAATCGTTCTGTCCGACCACGAGTTGTTCCACTTTTCAATTTGCTTTACTGCTGTGCTCCAGGCCGTGGCCGTCTCAACGCCAAGAGTCTTAATGGTACGTTTTCCTTCACGTACTGATACAATACCTTTATTTTCGGTGCAAACACAAATGTCAAAGTTTTCCGTTAGGGCTTTGTCGTGCTGCTCTTGGGAGATTGCTTTGGTCTTTAACATACGGGCTAAAGTGGCTCGCACAACTTCCTCGAACTTGCTGTCAAAGTCCAACACTCGAAGTTCGTAGCCGGGATTCCCAAAGTAGTCAGGGATACCTAAAGAGACTAAGGAGGTGCTTTTGCCCTGGCCGGAAAGACCAAGGTAAAGCATTTTAATTAAGGATTGTTTAGGGGTTGCCGTTAGCTTCATTGTTAGACTCTGGTTATGTACAACGTCCATATAATATACATGAACGCGGGCGGAATGTCAACCGGCCCGCGTGTATTATTTGCGTTACAGTTTCCGATATTGGTCTGCAACGCAATAAAGCTCTAATGCTCCGTCGATACGGCTGGAGTACCAAGTTGGCTCGTTAGGGTACGCAAGGCAAAGAATATAAAGGCGTAAGGTGTTAAACATTTTCAAATGCCTTTCCATATGCTATAAAACTTTCCAAGACGTGCTGCGCATTTTTACATTGCTCGGCAACCTTTCGGCATAATCTCGCCTGGGCCTTGTCACCCGCCGCGTCATGTATGTGTGCGTTGTTGGAGTGTTGGTCACGGCTGCGCTGTAATTCAATAATGGCTAAGTCAAGGTTCATGGTTTTAATTCCTTTAACGTCCGTCCCACGGAATAAGGGCAGTTACGGGGTAAATCTGTACACTGCCCGGCTCATACGCTGATTCTACTGCGTATCCTTCTGGAGTTAAGCTGGTGCGATACCACCCAACAATTTTGCCTCTCCATTTTCCACCGCTGCGCTTTTGCACCCAGTCGCCAAAGCGGTAGGTGGGTGTATTGTAATCAATAGCGTTGTTCATGATTTTATCCTTTTATCCTTTTAGCAAATGGTCGCCATAACTGCGTTAATGGACTTGTCTCCAGTAATATTTTCTAAAATGTCCCCGCCGTGAACCAAATGAAGGGACTCAGTAGGATGCAAATTTGCTTTGTATTTAAGAAACTGCCGGCGAACTTTTGCTTCAGAGTAATCACGATAAATTACTTGGTGCTCGTCTTGGTTCTTGTACTTTTTAGTGATAGTCCACATTTTAATTTACCTAGTCATGTGAATGTAAACGAAAAGTCAAACTAGTGATAGTAGAATAAGTTCTAGCATTGCACTATCTCCACAAAATGCTGCAATGGAATACGACAAGAATGATGTGCGCTAAAGCCGAAAAACCCACGGTGCGAACGGAGAAACTGCTGATACCGCTCACAGTGTTCTTTTTGTGGGCAACCGTGGTCAGCTCGGCAACCAGAGATAACTCGCGGAACAGGGTCATTTGGGATTAAATAAGTGCTCATTTAAAAGTACCGATATACCTTACTTGACAACATTCGATCTTTGTAGGTTAAGGCTCCAGTGGTTACAAACACTCCATCAATGGGCGACGAGAAAAGCCTATTTACGAGTAGTGAAGGGTCACGTTCAAATTGTTCTATTTGATGCATCCATGTATTTATTGAGTTAGAAACCTTTTGTCTTTGTGCCATTTGACTTTGTGCCTGGGCAGGGCGTGGCGTACTCATCCAACAAAGAGTTGTGTTCATTTGTATGCCTATAGTAGTTTTGGTCTAATGTCAGTTTTTAGAGAGGGAATTTTTCCAATCATTTCAAAGTCGGCTGCTTTAAAAGCACTGGCGTGTCCGTTGTATTGTAAACGTGGCGATAGGTTTGATGATGTGCTTTCACCTAATATTTGACCTACTGCGGCCAAATGCGAGGGCTCATGATAAATGTGGGCATCCCCAAAAGTCCAGATTAACTTGTCTGCAATGCCTTCGATTTGATCGGCTATCCAAAGCAAAAGTGCCCAAGATTGAATCCAATTATGCGGAACGCCTAAAAGCATATCTGCTGATCGCTGGTAACTGTGCATTGAGACCAGGCCAGTTTCGGATACGAAAAACTGTGCGATTGTAGTATGACAACAGGCGGGGGTGCGCTCGTTATTGTTTATTTTTTTGATTATTGCCATATCTAGCGGGTTCCACGTTGTAATAACGTGTTCCCGGCTGAAAGGGTTAGAACGCAAACCATTTATTAGTGCAGTTATTTGATCGAATTCGCTATTCACAGCGAGGAATCTTCTAAGTTGTTCTCCGTATCCGGCAAGATAACAGCCTGCATTATTCAACTGCCCTTCCCACCAGTCAAGGAGGTTGGCAGGGCACATTGGGTCTCCCGATAAAAACCATTCCATTTCTTCAATGGCTTTGTGCCAGGCTGTCTTGCGAACGGTTACGAGGGGGGTTGAATCAAATACGACTGTGGGAAGGGTAAAGGAACGAAACGTGCTACCATTCCGGCACGGGACTCGTTGCCCGGCGGACATAATGGATTTTAGTAGACTGCAATAAATTTCGTCTGTTTTAGTCATGGCACTTAACGCTCTTTAGTTGGGTTCCAAATGCGTTTTGTAAAACTCCCGTCTAAAAACACCTGGCGGCGGTCGGGGGGTTTAGAACAAATTTCTCTGTATACACAGCCTGAGTATTTATTGCATGACTCGGTGTTTTGGGGGAAGTAATTGTTTTTGCAGGCATCCATCGCTTGTTTGATCCAGTATTGTAAATCTGTGATGTACTCGTCTATCTCTTCTAACGAATAGGGAACAATTTGTCGGGCGAATCGAGAAAAGTTTACGCCAAGTTGTATTCCGTCAATTATAACTCCGTGTGCGGAGGGGAGGTCTCCAAGGGTTTCGGCGACTAGGTGGCAAGCTGTAACGTACAAAGCCAGCTGCGTGCTGGGTTTATACTGCTCAAAAAACCTTCCATCAAGGGTGTACTTTGTTGTCTTGTAGTCTAGGACTAGGGTCTGCCCTTGCCATTTAACTACTCGGTCAAGATGACCACAGATAAAAACTTCTAACCCCTGATAATCCATGAAGGGGAGTTGGAAATGGTATTCAACTGCTGGCTGGCCGTTAGGTTTAATAACGGTAAC